CCTTTTTAGCGGTCTTTTTAGCAGCCTCTTTCTTAGACATACTAAGCACACCACCTTTACCAAGGACAAGGTTCTCAACGATCTCCTTACCTACCTTTGCTTTTCCTGCCCCTACTAATCCTGTACCAAACTGGAATATATCCTCAACGAATTGACCTGCGGCAGTTCTGGGTTTATCAACCATTCCTAGGTTAATGAACCTAGCGTTCTCTGCCTCATTGTATAAGTCCCAATCTTTAGCAGATGACATTGTATCGTTCTCAATGAAGTCACCGAAACTACCAATTATATCGCCTGCCTGCTCTACAAACTTATCCTGTATACCTGCTCCAAATTGAAGTGTTTCATCCACCGCATCTGTTACACCGTGTAGAGCCCCTCTTCCAACATCTGCTAAGGTATTAGTCTCTTCGGCTGCCATTGATCGGTAGCCTGCTTTAATACCCGTCAGGTCAGTTTCTGTCAGAGCAATGAAGTCTTCTTCACTCATTCCCCCATCAAACCCCTCCATACTCATCTCCTTTATCTCTAACTTTCTTTAGGGCCCCTACAAAGTCACTGACTCTTACAGGGGTTTGTTTTGCCCATCTACTAGGGCCATCCCCTTTAGAGTTTAAGGCCACTTCAGTAATAGCATCATCCCACTTATGACAACCCATACAGTTCCATGCTTTAGGGAACTTCTTTATCCAGTTGGTTCCTAGCTGAAAGTTCACATGCACTAAGGCATCTTCTAGCTCAGGGACATCTATTTGAGTTGCTTGTTTCTGGGCAGCTAACAGAGCCCCTCCTACATCCTTTTCAAACCATTCATCTATCTGCACCTGAGGTATATAGGTACCCTCTGGGTAAACCAGAGACTCCTGTGCATTGAGTAAATGACCTATACCACCCGTTAGTTTCCCTAGGCTATCTAGGTAAGATACATTCATTACACCTTCTCTTAACTTAAGGTGTTCTAATAGCTCCCTTGAGGGCTCTCTTGCATTAGTGTACGACTTCCTACAAATGTATTCCCTGAAGAGACTTCTGATTCCACTTGACATCATTACTGTCCTCCAGTGGAGAATACGTTATCCTTTTTATGTTTTAATTTAGCTAAGGCATTAGGGTCTTCAATAACACCTTTCTCTGACCAACCTTTAGGGTCAGCGTTGAACTTAGCCATTTGAGAGAGAACTAATGCTACTGGAAGCTCTACTTCTTTAGCGAACTTGTATATAAGGGTCTTTTCTAACTTTTCTTGTACAAGTGCTTTAGCATCTGGGCTATTCCAAGTCCCCTTTCTTATGTAGTCAGCCCGTAATGCAAGGGCCCCCTTGTAGTTTTCCTCAGTGAGATAGTTTGAAACACTTATGGTATCTCTTAGCTTAGTACCTAATAGCTTAGACCTGTCTGCTACATCTTGTGGTGACATATCCTCTGCATACTTCTTGGCAGTATACTCTTGAAGCATCGATGCAAGTGTCTCCGCATAATCGCTGTTTATTTTAGACACTTTCTCTATGACCTCTGATCTCTCAAGACCTTTTGGTATTAAGGAAATCTGTTCATTGTATTTCGGCTTCATTATGTCCCATATAGCCTGTCGTGGATAAAGGTCGTGGGCAGCAGGGTTGGTAGGGTCAGTACCTGCGGCATAACCGAAAGCTCTTGGCTTAAGGAAGGATGTCTTTGTGGACTTTATGAAGTCTAGATCAGTGCCTTGTAGACCCATTCTAATAGTCGCAGTTCTATCTTGAATCTCCTTTAGTTGAGCCCCACTAAATCCCCCTAGTTCAATAGCTTTTTCGGTTATCTCAGAATCAGATGTTGTAGCAATATCTAGACCTTGTATGAATGAATTTACATGAGTGTCATCTCTTTTGAGGAAGGCTTGATTGAGAAGTAATGTGGCATGGGTTCTTTTGGGAGTATCCTCTGAGAACTTCCCTATATCCTGTGCCCACGCTATCTGAGCTAACCCTTCATCAGTCTTCCAGAACTGCTCGACAGTGCCTCCATTCTTGACATACTCCTCTTTAGCTGATTCATGCCCTTTAATCATCTCTTTGGTAGCCCGTATATCCACTTGCTCTCTAGCTGCTGAAGCTCTAGCAAACTCTCTGTCAGCCGCAACCTCTAGCTTTGCTATCAACTCCTTGCCTTTAGCGGTACTACCATAAGATACCCCCTTAGCCAATTTAACATTGGATAAGACTTCAAGATACTTAGCTTCCTTATGGGCTAAAGTGCCATCTTCTGCCCCTGCGGAATCAAGTATCGCTCCTGATACAGCAGACTTAATAATCTCCAATCCTCGGCTTGCTCTTATACCTAAGTCAGGGTAATGCTCTGTTAGTAACTTATCAATAACATCTGGGGCATTATCCCCCTCTAGGGCTCCAACCACTAGCGATGAAAATTTAGTATCATAGACCTGCTGTACAGCACCTTCTTTAGCCTTCATATTCTGGGCTAAGGTGGAGATGTATACAGGCTCAATTCCCTTACCAAATATCGCTTGTGCCTCTGTACTCATGTTGTCTAACCCAAACTCTTTTACATGTGCAGCGTAGTGGTTTCTGTTCCACTCCGTTAGGTTTAGGTTAGGATTAGATTGGATCGCCAACTGGTAATCTACCGCATATTGTTGTTGGTAAGCCATAACAGAGTCTTTAGCGATTAATGTCTCCAGTTTCCTACGAAAGAAAGGGGATTGAGAAGGGGCTAATCGGTTATTCTTAACAGCCTCTTTATACGCTTTTTGTTCTTCTGGACTAGAGAGTACATAGGTATCGAATGCACTTCTCTCTTCTATCTTTTGGTAGTTCTCTAATGTGTTACTCCCTACAGACTCAAGTAACTTTCCTATACTAGAAATCTTTTTAGCTTGTACTTTTGCGTTATTGGCTAAGGAGTAGTCTGCTCTAGGGGCTCCTTGATATGTATCAATAGCATTTGCGACAGCATTAGGGCTCTTATCTAAGCTCCCAATGCCCCCTAATATTGCTTCTGTTATCCCACTCATGCTCTAAGGGCTCCTGATGCTTTTAAGGTATATAATTTATTTCCTGTATCAGCAAAGGCCATCATACTATCCACAGCTAATGTGTCTATCGGTGGTGCCCCTGCTCTACTCTGCCATTGTCTATTTACTTTCTTACGGTAACTAGCAAGACTCTTAGCTTGTATGTCCTTAGCATTCGCTTGCAGGTTCCATACGTTAGAGGATACATTCCTCTGTTCTTGCTTGTATATGGATGTCCCTAAATGATCGAATACAGCACTAGCTACGCCTGTAGAACTTCCCATATGCGCTTCTGCTTTACCTTGGGCTTGTGCAGCCTTAAGGGTATTCTCAAAGATATTACCTGTGAAAGTTCTTTCTGCTTGGGCTCTTTGTCTCATTAAGACTCTCTGAGCTTCATCATTAGACTGTCTAGCCATGAGAGTATTAGCATCCTGAGCCTGTAGGTCTGCCATATACTTCAGTTGGGCTGCCCTGTTCTGAGCGAGGCTACTGTTTACTTGAGATAGTCCTCCAATTAGGGTGGTACCTGCCATCATAAGGCCCATATTGGATATTCCTAGCCCTCCTAGCCCTCCTAAGGCTCCTGTGGTAGGCCCTGCCAACCCTGCTGCCAGAGTGGCCCCTGCAGGGGCAGCCGCAGGTGCTAAGGCTAATGCTGCTCCTCCTGTTACTCCCCCTAAGACCCCTCCGATCAAGGCACCCTTTAGGATGTCAGTTGCTGACCCACCATTCAGGGCAGACATTCCTGCCCCTGCAACAGCTCCTATTGCTATTCCTATACTTATTGGTTCACACATTGTTTTTAATCCTCACAAATTCGTAGAATGGTTGGTCACTCATTTCAACCTCCCTGATAAAAGTAAACCCTAGATACTTAAGCCACTTAAGGGATGTTGTGTTATGTGCATGAACATAATTAACCAACATAGGGTATTTTGATTGTTTCCTTGCTATCCATTCTTTAGATTGCCTTAGGAATGGAACGACTATAGCAGGGTGGGTCATTAGGTCTGAGCCTAACAACCATGGTGAACCTACTAGATTATCTAGCTTGGTTATCCCGAACATACCTACTACCTCGTCTTTATAAATCATTGAATAACAAACATCACTAACACTATACGAATTAATGAGAGCTTGATAAGGGGTATGACCATGGCTTGCCATTACTTCTTTGCAGTCTGCCTCCCTCATGTTCTTAGCTAGTCTCTTGCAGTCTTTCTTTGTGGCTTTCCTTTTATAGCCCCTTATCATATCCATATGTATCTATACTCTCTTAGCTTGTTTGTTATATGTAGCTCTCCACTCTGCTGTTTGAAATGAGCAAGGGAAAGGCGTGTTATTGGTTATCCATATTTTTACATGTTCTGCTGCGTTCCATACTCCTACCTTGAACCTTCCGTTACCTACAGCAACGCTGCCAATGATGTTTGAGCCACTACCTAAGGGTTGATTAAACTCTTGGGTTCTTGCGACTCTCCCACCCCCACCCCCTCTGCCGTTAGGCTCAACGTGTACTGCGAACTCTGAGGTTTCATTGTAGTCTACTGTGATGTCCTTCATCTTTAATGTAGAAGGGTTTAAAGGAATACCATCCTGTTTGAGAAGGAACTTAGAGAACACATATTTGAAGTCATAGGGAAACCCTGCATATATTACTTCTGTGGTATTCACTAACATGTATGCTAGTAATTGGCCTGCATTCCAACCAGTACCCAAAAAGGCACCTTTGTTATTGTAATATGAAGGGGTTACATTTGATGAATGGGCTATGGGATGGTTAACACCAACACTATATTCATATTTAACCCTTTGGTCTAATAAGATACCTTTTGAATAAGCCATATCGACACTAGAAGAATCATGAGATAACTCCATTGTTTCTAATGTAGCGAACGTGTCCCTTTTGACAAGTATTACAACCTTAGAGTTTACTATGGTTATATCGTATATCTCTTCCCCTAAGTCCCATATGTGCCATGCAGATTGCTTCTTTTCTCCGTTAACCCAATAGTAATTATAAACGTATACTAAATTAGGCTTATCCTTGGAAAGCACCATTACCATATCTTGGGTGGAAGAAGTAGTGATCTTACGAATACCTCCTTCTATGTACTTAGGGATGTGACTTGTTATGTCTTCGGCATCCTTGGCATCAGAGTCACTTGAAACAAAGTATTCCATTAGGCCTCCCCACTTCCCATTCTTCTTAGCAAAGAATACAAAGGTAGCTGCCCCCTTAGGTTTAGCATTTAGATCAGCTTCAAACCGTGTACTAACATCTACAGAAACAGTGTCGTGGGCCATAACAGGGCCGCTAGTTAGTTTAAACTGTACCCGATCTGAGAATATCATTAGGGAGTCACTAAATGGCACCGCATACTTCAGAGGGTTTACCTCATCTGTGGATATGGATATGTCTATAGGAGATGCATCTGAAAGAATCAATGTTGTATCATGAAAGAAATTGAAGAAGTCTCCTACCTCTGAGAGTATTACATTCTCATCTGATAGAAATCCTAATCGGTTCTTATAGAAGAACATATCATTTATAGTCTGTCCTATGAAGGAAGGAAACGGGTTTGTGTCTTCATCCCCTGAAATCCTATCTGTCCATGTAGCCTCTTTGAAAAGGAAGACTCCATTAGGGTCTTTAATAAGAACATGAGGCATTGTAGAGGCATCTATTTTATACTGCACCCCATCAGCTACAGTCTCCTTCCATACATACTGCCCGTGGCCATCAGGGTCTTGTAACTCTACATAGTAGTCATCTTGGTTCTTAGCATTATCCCCTATAATCTTCAGCTTGAAACCCAACGGCCCCTTAGGGGGTAGTTTCTTAAAATCTGTGGTCTGTCCTTTAAAGGCGAATATATTTGTATCCCCTCGGTCATCAGAGCTTTTTAGATTAAAATCTGTAGTGGAGCTGTATATTCTTATTATATTCCCATCTAATGACTTACTAACCCCTGAGGGTAATGATAAGCCGTTATACATTTCTGATGCTATGTTGGTTGTCTGTACGTCAACCTCATGTGCTGCGACAGAGCTATCTCTCGTAGTGTATGTTGTTATGTAGTCTGTGGCCCCCACTGTGACTGTTATTTTGTACTCTGTCTTGTAATCACCCTGCTTAACATACACGATACCTTCATGAGGTCTTGTAGCGGATACCGAACTATCCTTAGATGTTGTTTTAGATCTGTTTATAATGTATGTATGGTCTGCAATAGTTACAGCACCTACCTCGCTATGAGGATTGGTTAATCCAGAAAGATAGGTTAGTGGCGTTGTTCCCGTGGGGGTTGTTATACTCTTACTAATCCCATCCTTGTCAAACACGATTAGTTCCGTTGGTGTTACTACCAAATTATAATATTCATCATCTGAATACTTAAGTGTGTGGTAAAAATCTGTAGAGTCTAATGTATGGTATGTTGTGGCAGCCATATTCATTAGTGTTTTTACTCGCTCTGTTGGTGGCCTCTTAGATAGTCCTTCTACTATAGAACTAACGCCATTTATCTGCTCATCTGCTTGGGTATCTAGTTTAAATGAAGGGGCCTGTTGTGATACCCCTGCTATTAGACTTGGTATACTGGTGGATATCAAGGTCATACTACCTTACCCTCCCACCTGTACGGTTTATGATTTGGTATGTATCAAATGAGTTAAAGATATTAAAATCGTTAACATCTGCGTCAGAATCTTTAAGCTCTATTAATGCTAGTTGTTCATCTTGAATACTGAATGAATGTGGATATGGTAATCCTAATGTTCTATCCTGAACCATCCTTGCTGCTCTCAATGTTATATATCTTCTAGCTGCTTCAGGTAAATCCTCAAACGCTATGAGTATTACCATATCCACATTAAGACTGTCTAAGGTACTTATGAATGTCTTGGTGGCCCGATTGTACATTTTAGAGCCTCTCATTACCCAATCATCTGTGGAGGTCTGTGATGATCCATCTGCTTTTAAAGCGTTAGTTGGTAGGAGTGCCTCGCCTATCGTGCTTATAGCGAGTGTGTATGCTACCTCTGTATTGAAGTTCCATCCTTTTGCTTGTACTTCTCTATTCACATTATTAAGAGTGTTGAGGGCCATATCAGCTTCAACATACCCTGTGCTTAGAGAACTGACAGGAGTCTCCCCAACGCAGGCCAGTATCTCGTTTACTGCCTCTAGTTTCGTTGTTGGTTGCATGTGTTATTCCTTATGGTATAAAAAAAGGCCCCACCGAAATTCGATAGGGCCTCTACTAACATAACTACTACATACTAGGGCTACTACCCCCTAGAGGTTATAATTATACTTTGTTCAATGCAATGGCACAAGCAGGCTTGAGGATGTTATGTCCACATGCATACTTAGCTACCATTAATGTACCTTGACGTTCAATCTGGTACTCAGACTCAACACCCAAGTCTAACAACTTAACGGTTGCTGCTGCAT